AAATCTGGGACAAAGAAACAGGCAAAGTATTGTGGATTTCTAAGTCCCTCGGAAAGATACTGGATGAACGAGATGACCCTCTGGGTCTTGAGAACTTCTGGCCTTGCCCTAAGCCTCTCTACTCAACTCTCACTACTGACAGCCTTGAGCCGATTCCTGACTTTGTTATCTACCAAGACCAAGCAAGAGAATTAGATGTTCTGTGTGACAGAATTGACGGTTTAATCAACGCATTGAAGGTGCGTGGTGTTTATGACGCTTCAGCAACAGAATTGCAGCGTTTATTCTCCGAAGGTGAGAACAACACCATGATTCCAGTATCTAACTGGATGGCGTTTGCTGAAAAGCAAGGCATGAAAGGTGCTATTGATTTAGTCGATTTAGCCCCATTTGCCAGCGCTTTGATGTCTTGCTACCAAGCTATGGAGCAAGTTAAGGGTCAAATCTACGAATTAATGGGTATTGCTGATATTCAGCGTGGTCAAACAGACCCTAATGAGACTCTTGGCGCACAAATCATTAAAAGTAACAACGCTGCTGGTCGTTTAAAGACTATGCAGCACGCAGTAGTGGATTTTGCTACTAGCTTGTTGTCTATCAAAGCGCAGATTATCTGCAATCACTTTACAGATGACACGCTAATCCAGATTTCTGGTGCAATGCAGCTGTCACCGCAAGACCAAGCGTTGATTCCACAAGCTATTGCCCTGTTGCGTGACCAAGCGGCTAAGAATTTCCGTATTGAAGTCACCTCTGACTCAATGATTTACCAAGATGAGCAGCAAGAAAAAGCCGATAGAATGGCGTTTTTGCAAGCTGTTGGTGGATTTATGGCGCAAGCTGTACCAATGGTACAAAGCGCTCCAGAATTAGCGCCTATGGCACTAGAAATGCTTAAATTTGGTGTAACTGCGTTTAAAGCTGGTAAGCAACTTGAAGGCATTATTGACGAAACCGCTGATAAATTGCGTGTAATGAGTCAGAAAATGGAAGGTCAGCCTAAACCACCTCCACCAGAGATTCAAAAAGCGCAAATGGATAACCAAGCGAAGATGCAGCAAATCCAAATGCAAGCCCAGCTTGAGCAAATGAAGATGCAGAACCAAATGCAGCTTGAAAAAGCTAAACAAGAGTACCAAGCGCAAGAAAACCAACTTAAATTCCAGCTTGAAGAGCAACGCAATCAAATGGATAGAGAGATGGAGCTAAAGGTCGCTCAAATGAAGATGATGACTGAGCGCAATACTCAAGTGTTGCTAGCCCATATTAACAATGGCGCAAAGATTGAGGTTGCTCGCATTGGCGCTGATGAATCTAGCGGTGAACAAGCTTACATGAGTGAAGAAGAAGCCGCTAAAGCTATGGAACACCCAATGCAACCGATTGCTAACGCTATTGGTCAAGGAAACCAGCAAATGGCACAAGCAATTAGCGCTTTGGTTGATACAATTAATGCTCAACATAATCGCCCTAAGACAGTAGTTCGAGGCGCTGACGGCAAAATTATCGGAGTCCAGTAATGGCAATTAATGTCACCCATAGTAAGGTTTCAACAATACCTGACGGAGATGACTCGTCATTAATTCGCCCAAGTGATTGGAATGATGACCATGTGTTGGCTGGTACTATTCCTGTTGAAAATGGTGGTACAGGCGCTGATACATTAACTGGTTATGTAAAAGGTAATGGCACTAACGCCATGACTGCTAGCGCAACTATTCCCAATACCGATATTACTGGTTTGGGAACAATGTCCACTCAGAACGCTAACAATGTAAACATTACTGGCGGTTCAATTAGTGGCGCAACAGTATCAGGGTATATACCTACTACCGAAAAAGCCCAGCCATTAGGTGTTGCGACTTTGGATGCTGGCGGTAAAGTGCCAACTTCACAGATTCCATTGCAAGGTGATTTAAACTATCAAGGTGCTTGGAACGCAAACACAAATAGCCCAACATTAACCTCATCCACTGGAACTAAGGGTTATTACTATGTTGTAAGCGTTGCAGGCACAACTAATTTAGATGGCATCACAGATTGGCAAATTGGCGACTGGGCTATATTTAATGGCACAGTATGGCAAAAGGTTGACAACACTGATGCGGTCACAAGCGTTAATGGTTTTACTGGCACTGTAGTTCTTACAACTACAAACATTGCCGAAGGTACAAACGAATACTATACAGATGCAAGAGCTAGAGCCGCTTTATCTGCTGGCACTGGTATTAGCTATAACTCAACTACTGGCGTTATTACTAACTCTAGCCCTTCGTTGGGTGGCGATGTAGTTGGCCCTGCTTCTGCAACTGATAACGCAATTACTCGTTTTGATAGCACGACAGGCAAGCTAATCCAAAACTCAGTCGTAACTGTAAGTGATACAGGTGCGATTGCTGGTGCGACCACCATTACAGACCTAGATTACTTAGACTTTGACACTACCTATGCCACAACGCTAGGTGCAGGGCAATTAGGATGGAACGGTAACGACACGCTTGGCTTGGGCATGATTGGTGGTAATGTAGTGCAACACATTGGCGAAGATGTATTCTTTTATGTAAAAGCTAGTGCCACAATCACCAAAGGTCAATTATGTATGTTTACTGGTGCAGTAGGTTCTAGCGGTGTATTGACTGCCGCCCCATCTACTGCCATCCCATTTGCTGAAGCCATTATTGGTGTTGCCGCTGAAAACATAGCAAACAACGGTTTTGGTTTAGTGCAAAGCGTTGGAACACTTAGAGGTGTAGATACATCAGCTTTCTTAGATGGTGACATTCTTTACTATAACTCTGCCGTAACTGGTGGATTTACAAAGACTTATCCTGCTAGTGGCCCTGTTGTTATTGCGGCCGCAGTAGCTAAATCAGGTTCAGGTGGTTCAGGCATACTGACTATCCGAATTTCATTCCAAACTAGAGTTACAGGTAGCACAGGGCTTTCCGTAGTTCAGGCTAATGACACAGTAGCTTTGACTAATACAGGCGTGACATCTGCGGTAGCTGGTACAGGCATTAGCGTAAGCGGTTCTACAGGTGCGGTAACTATCACCAATTCTGCCCCTGATCAAACTGTAAGCATTTCAGGTGGCACAGGAATCAGCACAAGTGGCACATATCCTAACTTTACAGTCACAAATACTGCTCCTGACCAAACAGTTGTATTGACTGCTGGCACAGGTATTAGCACTAGCGGAACTTACCCTAACTTCACTATTACCAATACATCACCATCTACAGGTGGCACAGTAACTAGCGTAGGCGGTACAGGCACAGTCAATGGCATCACATTAAGCGGAACAGTTACATCAAGTGGTAATCTAACCCTTGGTGGCACATTGTCAGGCGTAGACCTTACAACCCAAGTTACAGGTACATTGCCTGTAGCCAATGGCGGTACAGGACTTACTAGCCTTACAGCTAACAGAGTGCCTTATGGTAATGGCACAAGTGCTTTGGGTAATGAAGCTGACTTTACTTACGACCCATCACTTAACACCCTGACTGCACCACAATTAAGTGCATCCAATGGCATAGTCATTAACAGCAATACAGTATCTGCAAGCTACACAATACCTAGCGGTTCATCAGGTATGAGTGCAGGGCCAATAACTGTGGCATCAGGTCAAACAGTTACTGTATCTAGCGGAAGCCGTTGGGTAGTCTTGTAATGTTTTCAACAGCTTTTCAGGCTAATGCGTTTCAAGTAAACGCTTTCCAAATCTACATCCCACCACCACCTGATAACCAAAAGGTCGGTGGCGATGATGCTGAGTGGACACCTGAGGAGCTAAAGAGATTACGCAAACTATCTGCAAAGATTGCAGAGCGTCAACGCAAACTTGAAAAAGCTATCAAAGAAGCTAACGAATCACGCAAACAAGCATTTAGAGATAAGATTGATCCAAAGCCTGTTGCAAAAGTTAAGCAATCTAAAGTACAATCTAAACAAGAGGTTAAAGCTGGTATACCGCCAGTTGATACACAAGAATTACAGCGGTCTATAAGCTACCTTGAACGACATGAAGGCCTGTAACTCTTGAATCTCTAAGGATAGGGGTATCCTCATCTTTCCAAACAATACTGAGATACCTAAACGCATCTGCTGAGTGTGATGTCCAATCGTGCTTTGGGCGATCCCTGAATACTTTTTTATCATCATCCCACTCTCGCTGATATTGACGCAAACATTCGATACCTTCTTCGCATCTATTATCAAACCAAGCACGAGTTAATGCAAGTCGTGTTGCTTGAATTCCATCCTGTAATGACAGATTTGGAACAATTTTTAGGTGTTTTATGTCAATTTTTGCAGAAATTTGCTCGATTATGCTCTTACCACCACTTGCTAGTGTTTTTGCTCTAGCGTCATGTGGCAGATAATGGAAGCCATATTTGTACCCAAACTCATCTTCTTTTTGTTGCAATAAACCTGTGTAATAAGGTATCGCTTGACCATTTGATGAGTGGTGATCGAGAACCCTGATCTCACCATAAACCACTTGAAACCACCAAATACTTGTGCTGTCATTGAAACCCAAGTCCCAAGCTGTGTGGCATGGGAACATAGGGTCATAGTCAATGGTTGTAATACGCTCAAGGTCTGTAAGCCTACGCATCTCTTGACCATAGTAAGCACCAAGGATGGCAGCTTCAAAGCTACATAGGAACTCTTGTTCATACTGGTTAGCAGACATAGATTTCTGAGCGTCTATCAATTCAGCTTCAGGCAATAGTCCTGACTGGTCGGCTCTGAGTGTCTTTACATACCAATTGGGGTTCTTTTGGGCTTCGTTATAGATGTCATAAAAGGCATTATGGCCTTTAGGTGTACCAATGAATGTAGCCCAACCTTGTCTATCAGCTAATAATGGTCGGACAATCTCACCCCATAACCTTGGTTTCATGTCTGCATATTCGTCAAGAACTACGCCATCAAGGTATAAACCACGCAAGGCATCAGGGTTGTCAGCACCAAATAACCTAATCTTAGCCCCATTAACAAGCTCTACCCATAATTCAGACTGATTAGCCTTAACAATGGCTGGTTCTGCAAACTTGAGTAAGTAATCCCAAGCAATGTTTTTAGCCTGTGCGTAATAAGGAGCAATATAAGCATACCTAGCATCAGGCTTATTCTCTGTAACTGCCCTACGAATAGTGTCGCAGATAGTGGCTACCGTCTTACCTGCTCTACGATGGCAAACAAGCACAGCCCACCGTTCCTCACGCCTATGGAAGTTTAAGAACGCTTCCCGTGCTTTGTATGGGTATTCGTACCGTTTAACTAATTCTTTCAATCTAGGAACTTATGTTCGTGAATAATTTTAACTGGTTGATCTTCATCACCAGTATGTTCAGTCCTAGCTAATTTAG